CGTCACATTCATGCCCGTGGCTTGGTTTACTAAGCTAGCAATTGTGGCCGGATTGGTAATTCCATAATTGGCGGCGGCCGCAACAATCGCTTGTTGGCCAGCGGCCGATCCAATGTTATCCGCCACATATTGCGTCCAGCCCGATGGCAAGCCCGCGGCGGCATCTGAAACGGCGTTTGATATTGCGGTTGTTGTCATTATTCCCCCATCTATATATTGTAATACGGCACTTTAAAATGTTGCCCATTTACCGTGATATTTATGAAACCAACCGGATGCGCCGGCAATGTGCCCGATCCCGTGGTTGCCGTGGTGCTTGGGGTGAAGTTCAACAAATTCAAAAAGAATTGTTGCCATGCCCGTGTAGGCCGATTTGTTACTTTATCCAAAAATTCACTTTGTGGATAAGGTTGTAACTGTGTGGTATTGGTTGTAATTGTCAATTTTCGCCTCCGCTAGCTTTCAAATTGGCCGAAACAATCACGGCTTTAACCGGATCGGTCACCACCACCTCAAACACCCGATCACGCGCTTGGCCTAATCGCCGCCAAATGGCACGGTTTTTATACTTGCCGGTTTGGCCAATTGTCACCCAATGTTCGTTAGACCAAGTGCTACCGCCGTCATCAGACCAACGCAACATTGCTTGTGGAAAATTGGTTGTGGTGTTTTGCAATTGTGCAAATCCGATCACAACCGTTTGCGTGGCCGGAACAATCAATGTAGCGGTTGGGTAAATTATATAAGGCGTGCCAAGATAGACAAATGGCGCAACGGATAGGCCCGTAAAACCCACGCCCGGTTGGAATTGAATCTGAAATTCCTCGAAATACTGCCTTTGCAAATCCGCCACCAAATGCGGTGCGCGTCTTAGCCGCCTAATGTTATTTCCATCATCGGTATAGTTGGTGCTATCCAACTCATATATCTTTCCGTTGGCGTAATCACCCACGAGCACCATGCCTTGGAATACACACGAACAATTACCGCGGTGCCGTTGGTATTGGTTGGCCGTGGTGCAATAAAGCCATTTATACCAAAGGCCCGTTGTGGCATCGAAAGCCCAAGTGATGTTAATAGTAGGGAACGAAACAACATAAACTTCATGGCCTTCCAATTGGTAAGTCCACGCAATTGCGTCATTAATGTATTGATTGACCAATGTGTTTTCTACGGCATGGGTTGAAATCCGTTGGGGCACATAGCCATTCATTTGCATGATTTGGCCTTGTCCGCGTAGATTTCGGCTTACATAGGCAAAGCTATTGGCAACGCGAGAGACGCTATTTTGTGCCGCAATGCCGTGTTGGGTTGACGTGCCTGGTATGCGCTGAAAAGGAAACGGAAAAAGCCCCGCATCCACCCACACCTCACTCGATGTTTCACCCAATAAATAAACCTCACGATGATCCACAATCAACGCCACCAATTGATCCGGTGCGCCATCTTTAGATGCAAAACTCAATTGTTGCGATATAGGGCTTAGCGCATCCGATGCCCCAAATTGCTGGCTAGATGGGCGTGAATAAACAAAATAATTGTCAATAATGTCAACCGTCGTTGCACCGCTAAACGCCCCATCGGTGCTAGGCAAAACCGTAAAATCTAGCGCATACATCGTTTCCGATGCCACCGTGGTGTTGCTACTTAGCGTGTAAGAATTAAAGCCACCGCTAGGCGTATTGATGGCGATCACCACCGAATTTACGGGCACGCTAGCGCCTTGAATTGTTTGCCCTAAATACAATGTTGATGTGGTTAACAATATTGAATTGGTTGCACCCGATGCGGTTGATCCGGTAAAACTTGCCGTTATCAATGAATTCATTAGCGTGCTTGGCACCGTTTGCGATATATCAACCGTCCACGATAAGCCCGATCCGCCTGTGATGACCGTTTCTTGCGCCACACCAACACCAAACAACACTTGCCCAATCGCGATTGTGCCGCTTTGAATGTTGGAAACCGTTAGTGTTGTGGCCGAAATTGATCCGGTAAAGATGGCCGTTGTTGGCGTTGAAATGCGCCACGAATAGCGATAGGTGCCATCAACAATATAGGCGTATAAACCATCATCCACAAGCCCTACACGGCCGCTAGCGCTGTTTAAAATACCGACAATGGTAGGTGTTAGGTTGCTAGATAAAAGATACACATAGGCACCGCAAACGGCTATGGCTTGTGATCCGCCGCTTAGTGTTCTAAGCCCGCGCACCTCCGCCCCCGCCGGCAAGACCAATTGCGTTGTTAGCCCCGGTGTTGGATATAGCGAAACAACACCCCTGTCCCCCGGTTGTTTGGTTGGATCAACCTCGGGAAAGAAATTAATACACTCCTGCGCATCCTGATAAATAGATGGTGCGGTGTAACTTGCGCCAACAAAGCCAAAGTCCGGCATCTTGCGTCCTTATCTAAAGAAACCGCCCGATAAAATCCAACCCGCATCACGCGCCCTTGATACCAATAGCGCATCTGGATATGTTGAATTTTGCACGGGTTTCATGTTTGTTCTTTTTAGCGTGGATTTGCCTTGTGCCGCAAACGCGTTAACCATTTGAATTTGCGTTGCACTTGCCTTGCCATACGATGGCATTAATCTTTCCGCCAAACACCATTCAAGGGCCATTTCATAGCCTTGGGGCAATATGATCGGATCGTTGATTGTTACATAGCTACTAAATAGCGTGTCGCAAAACAAGTGCATTTCTCCTTGCGCGGGATTTGGCCACACAAAGATGTTCCCCAATGGATCGCTTGGTTGATAATAAACCGCCTTTGGCCACGGGCCGTTTAGCGTTTTAAGACCAATCATGTTGTAGTTTTCTAGATTCAACACGGCCACCGGATAATCCAAACCGCCGTTGATAATTGGCACGCCGTTGGAATTGGTGTTGATCCTAACAAAAGCGGAATTAATGCTTAGTGGGCGTTGATAGTATGCGTTGATTGTTGTGCTTGTAACGTTTTGGCTAATGTTAAGCAAATAGGTGCCTAATTCGTTAACGTTTCCGCCCGCGCCGGTTGCAAATCCATTGATCTTTGTGCCAACGGTGATTCCGGTGCCGCTAAGTGTCATACCCAACGCAATAGCGCCGCTTGTGATGGCGGTAACCGTCAACACGTTATTAACGATTGATCCCGTGAAAACCGCACCAATTTCCCCACCCGGCCCAATGGTGTATTGCGTCTGACCCGGTGTGATCGGATAAACAATTTCGGTCTTGTAGTACACCATCATTTGTTCGTTTGACCATTGATCAATCATCCGATTCATCATCACAAACGCATCTTGCGCCGCCGCGGGATCGGGTGTTTCACCAACCGCCAATGCGCCAATATCTTTCAATGCTGATGAAATAATGTCGATTGGGGCAGTCATGTTTTGTCCTTATGCGGGTATCACAACGTGTTGATCGGGCGCAATATCTTGTTTTTGGCCTTCTTTTTGGATGGCATCAATTAGCGGTGCAACTTCTTGAAATGGCTTAGTGGCCAAATAGGCTAAGATTTGATTAACCAATGTTGTTGATAAAGTGATTGATTCCATTAAGCCGCCCAAGGTAATGCTGTTGATGTGGGTGAAACTGGAGGCGTAATCATGCTGTTAATTTGCCCCTGTACGTTTGCGTAATAGTTTTCTTGGTTGTTGGTTGCAGTATTGATCCAACCCATAACGATTTCTTCAGTAAGATTTGCATACGGAATGAAATCAACTTGGTCTTGCTCTGGTGCAAAGTTTATGTTTCCATCAATCGTTGCCGTATTAGTTCCGTCTGTTCCGCTGACTGTGAATAATACGTTAACCACATACCCTGTTGGGTTTGGTACTGTGTACATCTGATTGATGGTTGTGATGAATGTGGTTGACATTTTTATGCTCCTACTTTAGCTTCTAAAGCGGTTATTTTTGCGTTTAACTCTTTGATTGCATTAATCATGTGCCACATAACATTTGTTGTATCTACTGTTAATACACCCGTAGATTCTTCTTTAATACAATCGGGTAATATTTCTTTCAATTCTTGTGCAATAACACCCAATTGAATACCTTGAATGTTTATTGCAGAATTTTTTGGCAATTCAACTACTTCATTTTCTGTGCAATATTCAAAATTACGAACTTGAATTTGAATTATTTTATCTAAACCAATGCTGTTATCAATAATGTTCTTTTTAAGACGCCTATCAGATGAAATATCCCATGCGGCTGAATTTTTTGCATTGAATGAACTTCCACCCGCTGTTCCATAAGCATAAAAACTACCAGTTCCTTTACCTGAAACATTTGTACCAATAACAATTTCTGAACTAATACCTGATGCACTAGCATCTGCACCAGAACCAATATAAATTCCTTGATTACCAGTTGAATTTGTAGAACCAGCGTTTAATCCTATGCCAATGTTGTTTCCACCAATAGTATTTACTAATGCGTTATAACCTACCGCAGTATTAAAGTATCCATTAGTGCCAGCATTTGTATAAAGTGCTTTGTAACCCACGGCAGTATTTTTACCGCCTCCCGAACTGCCATCTGTTTGAACTGAATATAAGGCTTGATAACCAATTGCAACAATTCCTGATGTGGTTGTGACGCTATACCCCGCTTGATAACCTACTGCGGTGTTGTTAGATGCTGTGGTGTTATTTTGTAAAGCACCTTTACCTAAAGCAGTATTACTTGAACCTGTGGTATTTTGATACAAAGCAACATGACCAACGGCCGAATTATCTGAACCGCCAGTATTAAAATAAAGTGCCGCATTACCAAAAGCATTATTTGTTCCGCTTGTGGCATTTGAATACCCAGCCTGATAGCCTACATAATTATTACTTGCGCCTGTCGTATTACTATATCCAGCTTGATAACCTACAGATGTATTGCTTGTACCTGTGCTATTTGTATAAAGTGCTTGTGTTCCAAATGCAGAATTGTTTGCTCCCGTTGTACTCACACCAGCGTTATATCCAAATGCAGTTAAGTAAGGTGTGCCACCGCCGGTGGTTTGTAAAGCATAAACAGTACCCAACGCCGTAGCTGTAGCTTGCGAACCGCCACCACCACCAGATGAGTTGATAGTAATTGCAGTAGACCCGTTATAGGTTGTTCCACTACTGAAAGTGATATTTGTACCAGCTGTTAAATTAGCTAAATTGCTACCTAATGAAATTCCGGATATGGTTGAATTAGCCAATGCGCTATTTGGGATTGCGGTGAATCCTGTTCCAATTGCGCCACTTGTTAACGTGCCAACACTTGTTAAGCTAGATGTAACGACTGTAGAATTTAGCGTTGTCCCTGTTAGCGTTCCGGCGGCCGCCGTGACTGTGCCCGATCCACCCAAAGAAATTGATGTGCCATTAACTGTTACGCTACTGTTGGCTAATTGCGCGTTGCTAATTGTGCCCGATAAATTGGCGGTTGTATAGCCCGTTGTGTTTACCAAGTTACCGCTAGTTGGTGTGCCCAAAATAGGCGTTACCAATGTTGGCGATGTGGCAAATACGTTTGCGCCCGTGCCCGTTTTATCCGTCAAAGCGGCCGCTAAATTAGCACTTGATGGCGTGGCCAAAAACGTTGCAATACCCGTTGCAAGGCCCGAAACACCCGTGCTAATCGGCAAACCCGTTGCATTCGTTAATGTTGCGCTTGATGGCGTGCCCAAAGCCGGTGTAACCAACGTGGGGCTTGTGGCAAACACCAACGATCCGGTGCCGGTTTCATCGGTGACCGCGGCGGCTAGATTTGCGCTAGATGGTGTGGCCAAGAATGTTGCAACGCCCGTCCCCAACCCCGAAACGCCGGTGCTAATGGGTAGGCCCGTGGTATTCGTTAAAACCCCACTAGCGGGCGTTCCAAGGGCCGGCGCGGTGAATGTTGGGCTTGTCAAAGTCACGCCCGAAAACGTGGTAACCGTTGCCCCCAATGCAACGCTTGTTGATCCAATTGTCACCGTGGAATTGGTTAGTGCCGCATTTCCAATGTTAGTTAGTGTGTTTGTTGATCCGCTAATTGATTTGTTTGTTAGCGTATCCGTTGTTGCCCGCCCAACCAATGTATCCGTGCTTGTGGGCAATGTTAGTGTGCCGGTGTTGGATATCGTGGAAATGATTGGGCTTGTTAGCGTTTTATTCGTTAGTGTTTGCGTGCCGGTTAGCGTGGCCACCACCGATGTGTCGATTGCTATGGTTACCGCGGATGCGCCGGTGTAGGATGATCCGGTTAGGCCGGTTGAAATAGTCAAAGCATTAGGATTGGCGGCCGTCACGGTGCCACTTGCGCCCAAAGCGATGGCGGTGCCGTTAATAGTGGTTGAACTATTCACAAGCATGGTGTTCGTCACCGTGGCGGTATCGCCGGTCGTAACAAATGTGCCGTTAACCGTGGGCACCGCTATTGTGTAGCTAGATGCCGTGTTTGGCCCTGTTACCGATACTTGGCCACCCAAGGCGGCTTGAAAGACTAAAGTGCCCATTATTACCCCTAAAGCGGATGCCCCGTAGGGCACCCATCATTAACTTTGATCGCCAACGGCCGTCACATAAAGCAAACCCGCCGTGCCACTATTACTGATTGCTGTCATGTAAAAGGGCGTTGTGGGTGTTGCCAAGATGAGTGGCGATGTCATGCCCGCGGGCAAAACATAGTCACCCGGTGTCCCATCACTCGGAAACGTTGCGGCAGGGCAAGGTGAATAATTAGCGAATTTAACCGCTATTGGTGCCGCGCCGGTGTTTAGGAATGAGCAGTAGTTGATCTGATCGTTTGTCGTATCGTCCACCAAAGTGCTTGAATGGGCACTATTGGTCACGCTAAAACAATACGTCTGACCCGCATTGCGTTGAACTGTTGAACTAGCCATTTAGACCGCCGTTGTGGGCAATGGGCCTTCAACGCGTGTAATTTGAAACACATAAATACCGGCCGCAGGAACAACCGCACCGGATGTAGTGTTGGCAAATTGCACTGTCAAAACGTTTGGATTCAAAACATCGCATTCGGCAATGATGATTCCAGCGGTTTGTGCGCCTTGTAAACCAACGGCTTGAACAATGTCACTTGTTTGTAGGCCGGCAATGGTAAATGTTTGTGCGGCGCTTGTATAAGATGCCACCGAAACGGGCGTTAGGCTTGGGCCAATGTAGAAAGTTTCGTGGGAATTGCCACGCGTGACGGTTGTTGAGGACATGATGAATTCCTTTCAAGTTAATTGTATATCAAAACGAAAAAAAGCCACCCATTTTGTAGGCGGCTTTTTCCTTATTTACTCACAGATTAAGGTAAAAATGTGAGGTCATAGCCGTAAACAAATACGTCACAAGTCGCGGCAATCGTAGTTCCAACATTAACATAAATGTTTGTTGGGTTAGATATAGCGGTGTTAGGATTTGTTGCGGCGGTGATTGTCACATAAGGGCCACCGGTGTTGCTAGTTAAAGCCGCCGTAGTCAATATGGTCGAACCTGATGCGGCCGCGCCTGTATACGCGCCAACTGTGGCCGTTGCAATTGTAGTTGTTGCACCGCTAGCGTTTAGGCCATTGGTGATAACCACGCTTACGGGCACAAATTTAGATACATCCAAAACTGTCATTGCTGTGTCACCAGCGATGGCCAAGTTTACGGATTGTGCGGATGCAATCAAACGCAATGCTTGGTTTGTTCCAAGCACTTGTGGGTGATTGCTTACTGTGGTTGCTGGTCCTGGATTTGCCATGATTAATTCTCCTAATGTTTAAGATTAAGCCGCAACGCGGCAAGCCAATTCGGGATACAACGGTGCCCACCCATACAATACATCCAAGCGGGTTGGGATTGAATCATTGTTGATGGTGTACTGACGTACCACACGCATTGAAAGTCCAATTTCCTTATCGCTTGCACGGCCCGCAAAATGCACCCCCTCAGGCAATTCGAGATCCGCGACGGCCAAGCAGAAGGCGTTCCTATGGAAGATCATATTTTGGGGTGACACGGTACCGGAATTGTTAAACGGTGTGACGGCCGATGCACCGGGGCTTGTCACGCTAACGTTTTGGAATTGGCCGGCGGTGATGATAGCGGGGCTAACTGTCACGCTAGTGGTGCCGCTTGTGGCAACCGTTGCGGCCGCGGTAACAACAAAGTTTCGCAACTTGTTGGAACCATAGGCTTGGCGGTTTTGTGGGTTGACGGCGTAAACGTTTGCAATCTGAATTACATCACCAACGTTTAGGTTGCCGGCGGCCGTAGTGGCGCTTAGAGCGATCGTTGAGAATTGTGCCCATCCAGATGTCAAAAAGCCGGTTGCGGTGCTTGTGTTGCACGATAGAACGGCCGTGGGGCTATTTCCAAACGTTTGTGAGACCACATTTTGATCAAGTTTCCAATTCATCCCTGCGCTGTCCCTGCCCATCAGGCCCTTGCGGTATTGCTCGCCAATCGCCTCTTGGGGTACAAACAACCCTTTAAGTGAATCAACGATTGTTGCCGATGTGAATGGCTCCACAATACAAGCACGTCGGCCATCGCGTGGTGCGCCCTCGGCATCTAGATATGCGCCCGCGGTTAGATATGTGATCAAACCCGTGGGTGGTGTGCCGGCAACGCCAACAATATTTGCGGTATTGTTTTTAGCCATCACCAAACCATCACGGTCTATACGATTGGCTATGGCGGCGACCGCGGGTTTCAAAACCCGGTCACTAAACATATCAAGGGATAGCGCCAAATCCTGGGTAGTAAATTGGGTGTCGACATGGAACTGATTTGCAAGAGTAACCGGAACACTTGATTCGTTGAAATCTTCAACGTTAAGTGCCGGGCCCATCGTACCAATAAAGCGTCCGGGACGTCTTACATTGACCGTATTTCCTATTTTGGCCCCAACGATTGCAAACTGATCATCATAATTTCGATCGACCTCAGATGTGAACGTGAGTTCATTCTCCAGGACCATCAAAGCCTCATTAGTAATTTTTGAAATAGTCAATAAATTATTGCTCATGACAATTTCCCTTTCTTTGTTAAATTAAAAAACATTATCGAATTTTTCCCGCCCGTCTTGCCTCTTTCCACGCCTGATATGTGCCGTGAAATTCGCCACTAGAATTAATGGGAATATCCGCAACACCACCACTTGGTTTCAATCCGCGCACCGGTGCGGGTGCTTTACTTGTCTTCACCGCAGTCTCTTTTGCCGGCTCCGCCCGCTCGTATAGCTTTTCCAATTTTCCCAATTCAAGCAAGGCTTTACGGGTTGGCATGGCCGCTAGCTTTTGTGCAAATTCCAAATCCTCCGCCAAGTGATATAGGATTCGTGGCCCCACATCAGATTCCAAAATGGAATCGCGTATGTCATCGGAAACAACCACATTCGCCGTTGAAACCATTTCATCGTAATCGGGCAAATCGGCTTTGGCTTTTTCTAATTTGGATGACCAAGATTGGATAACCTTTTGTCTTTCCGCATTAGCAATTTTCTCCGCCTCTTGTCTATCCCGTTGCGCTAGTGCCGTTTCGGTTGAATATTGTGCCAACGCCTTTGCATATTCAAACGCATCCGTAAACTGCCCCGGTTGCGGCTCCTGATCAACGCTCGGCCTTTGTGGTGCCGCCTGTTGCTCAAATGACCTTAACCTTTCCTCCAACGCTTGCCTTTGTTGGCGTTCCGCTTCCGCCTCCGCCTTCGCCGCCTCGCGTTGTTTTGTCAATTCGGAAAATCTTTTTTCTAACTTTGGGTTAGCCTTCTTTTCCTCTGCGGGTTTGGCATCCTCTTGCTCCTCCGGTTCATTCTTGGCCGCCTCGGGCGATGGCTCGGGAGTTTCCTCAACCGCCACATCATCCGCGCGATCAGCTAAACCTAAACGATTCGCATAAAATTCCGCCGCATTCTCGCTTGTGAGCACTTGGCCCGCTTCTTTTTCCGACATAGGTTTCCCTAAGAATTAACCCCGTGCAACCCCACGGGTAAGGTTTGTGTAATCTTTACACGAAATTATTACTTTGTCAATTATCCCAATTTTTGTATGTTTTAAAGTGATCACCATAATCTATTACTGGCACATGGCTTATCCCTAATTCTTTTGCCGCATAAGCACGATGCCGGCCATCTTCTTTGCCATTTTTTCTAATTAATAACGGATCAAGATGTTTTCCGCTTTCTATGTGTTCTTTTAATAAATCAATATTTTCGCGGCTTTCATCATCAATTTTTAGTGGCGCAACTTTATTTATATAATCTTGTGGAGGAACTTTACGCATCACACCACCTTCTTTTTTGTATGATCCTTCGCCATACCATGTTCCTTCAGGCGCAATAGGGTATGTTTTTTTCTTTTTAATTTGTCCGCGTTTTTCCATTTCTTTGCGGTCAAATTCGGCTTTATTGTGGCTAGTTACGGTTGGCATTAAATGGCCCTTTCAATTGCCTCGGCCTTGGCCTCGCGTTCGCTAATCCTATCCAAATGCGCCAAATAAATTGCCAATTGGGCTTTGATTTGTTCCACCTCTAATTGCGTTTGTGTCTTGGCCACCGTATCTTGTGCTTGCGTGTGTGTCTTTAAGACCATATCCATGTGTCTTTCCTGATCACGCAATTCAATATCATGGGCGCGGTTGGTTTCTTTGATCAACGTGCGCTTGGTTTCCGCATCCTGTTTCATCTGTTCCACATCCGCACGATTCTTAATCATCAATTGCATTCCTTGCAACTGTTGTTGTAATTGTTGAATTGTCTGTTGGCTTTGTTTCAATTGCATTTGCACTTGTGGCGGCACGGGTGATTTATCATCAATTTGCGCCAATGGGTTGCTAGCGGCCAAACGATCCGCAATTGTTTCCGCACCGGGGAAATCCATGTTTCTAAAGATCAAATCACCGGCAACATTCATTAGGTTGGGATCGGCACTTAGCAATGGCATCATTGATTCAACCGCCTCAATCCGCTTGCTGTTGTAGCCGGGGCCCGTATCCATCACCACATCGTATTCGCCCACCGTCACATCGTTTAATATCTTTTCCACGCCTTGTTCGTCTTGGCCTTTTTTGTTGATTTCCACCAAATCCGGCTTGCCATCATCGCCAATTATCCGCATCACGCGTGCGTTATCGTAGATTTTGGGGATCAAATCAAGAATCACGCGTGCGGTGTGCTTGATGGATCGGGTTAGATTGTCGTAATAATGGTAATTACTTAGATCAATTTGTTGTTGTTGGCCATTTAGTGCCTTGCCGCTTATGTTTCCGGTTGGCATTTGATTTGGATCAAAGATACCCAAAACGGCTTGCATATCGCTATTAATCCCATCCGCGGCCGCCATAATGCCCGCGGGCGGTGATTCCGGTTGAATCCGCGTGGGTGTTGGGGCCATCACGCCCTCAATATCTTTTTGCTTATAACGCAACACCGGCATAGATTTGATGTTAGCCTGTGCCCATTCTGTTTCGTGCCCCTCATCTTGCCCCTCGGCAATCAACCATTTGGCTTTGGGCGCTAGTGCAACCGATTCGGTAATGGCCGTTTTCCAAAAGTTATACATCCTTTGTGGGTCTTTGGCCATTCGCACCAAGCCGTATTTCTTGCGTTTGTTTTCAACAACAAATTCTTCTCCGTAGACCGGAATGATGGGGATATATTTGCTAGCCCACTTGCCCTCTTCCAAAATTTCCATGCCTGTGCAAATGAATTGCTTAACCTCGCGCTTAAACGATGGCCTTTCCTCAATCACAAATAGCCCACGCGCTAGTAATTCTTCCTGATCTGGCAAATCCGTGCGGAATGCCTTTTCGCCATTGCTTAATAGGCATAGCTTATCCGGCTTGCGCTCGGTATACCAAAATTCGGCTATTCGTATATCCTCACGCATCACCCATTCGGCATTGGAATCGCCGGTGCCACGTTGTGTAAAGCCGGCACCATCATCGGCATCCGGATACATCTTACGGAATACCTCTTTACTTACAACTTGCGTAATTAGGCACTTTTCCGCATCCGATCCATCCGGCAACGTGCTATTTGGATCAAAATAAACCGTGAATGGATTGTGAATGGGCTTAATGTAGATTTCCTGATCAAAGGAATTTTCACGCACATAATCGGTTTCTATCCGCCAATAGCCAAAACCCATTCGCACGGCGTAATTGAATGCGTTGTCATAGGCGTGATCGGCATCGGATTGCACCTCGATGTGGCGACAAATGCCTGTAAGAATGTCAGCAACCTTTTCATCGGACGAACTATTCATGCCGTGAACCTTGATTCGTGGCCGTTGCTGACGTTGTTGGTTGGTTACTTGACGCACATACGCGTCAATTTTGTTGATCGTTAGGCATGGGCGCGCCTCAAGTGAACGGCTATTTTGGATTTCAACCGGCCATTGATCGCCGGCCGCAAACTTCAAATCTTCCAACGCCTCTGAACGATTAGTAGTGTCAGCATCATTGGCTAGCTTTAGAAACTTTTTCGCTAAGTCAATACGCGGATCAAATTCGGTTTGATTTTCGGCCATATTCATCCCATCCAATTAGCGGGTTCGTAAACGGGTTTTTTAACAACCATCTTTTTGGGTTCCTGAATCATTAGCCCCAACATTCTGAAAGCATCGGCACCGTGCGAATACTGATCATGTAGGGGCGTGCGGCTAAACTGTTTCGTATCCGGATCAACCTCATAGCGATAGTGTCTAAGGCATTGTAGCCCATCGGCGCAATTTATTCTATCGAAATAACAATTACTAAAAATCGTTCGTGCCGCGTTAATTGAATCCACAATGGGCGTGCGCGGTATGATTCGCGTCTTATAGCCGGCCGCCCGCACTATTTCCTCGATGGATCGACCAGCCGCGGCTAGTGTCTTGTTTTCCGCATCGTGTGGCAACCATAGTGTGTCAAACACATAACCGTGGGTCTGCATTTTGGCCAAAATGGCACTCATTGTCTCTTGGCTTGTCTCAAAATAGCGGATTAGGCGTGTTTCCATGCCCACGAATTGCACAAACCATAGCGCCGTGGCATCCGCCCATCCCAAGTCAAAGACAACGTGAACGGGTTTCATCGCGTCATAGGGCACTTTGCCAATTCTTTCTTGTAGATCGGCCAATTGGATTTCCTTGGCGAATATGGCCCCATCCACGGTTTGGCGGCAAATTCCCTCCCAAACCATGTTGTATGCTTCTGGATCACGATTCTTTAGCGCATCCTTTTCTTGCCGCAATACATCCGGAAACCACGGGTTATCAGACCAATTGATTTTTTGCACAATGGCGTTTTCGGGCGGGTGCAACACGAATCGTTGGTAAGTTTCATCACTTTCCAATTCCGGATTGAATGAAACCCATATTTCTGATTGCTCTTTTCGGATTGTTGGAATTAGCGTTGCCCATGATCGGCCACTAACCGATTGCGCCTCCTCAACCCAACAAATGTCAACGCCCTCATAGCTTTTCACGTTGGCCACATTGTTTTTTAACCCAACAAAATTAAATTCCGATCCATTCTTGCCGCGGATTGTTCTATCGGTTATTTCATAGAAATCCGTTAGCCCCATTGCGCCAATTTGATCGCAAAGTAGCTTGTGAACGGAATCCCTAATGGATGTTTGGAATTCACGCGCACACAACACGCGTGTGGCCTTATTTGCGCCAATGATCAATAGCGCCCGTGCTATACCCCAAGATTTGGCCCCTCCTCGACCTCCCCAAAGCACTTTATAACGTGCCGATTGGAATAGGCATTGCAACTTAAGAGGAAAATCTATGTTAGCTTGGGTCATTGGGCTTTACAAAAGACACCTGAATACCCGATAATAATGGCGATCCATCTTCACCAGTTAACTCTTGTTTGACCGTTTCGGACCAACGCATCTGCGCTTTAGTCCACCAGATCAAAGAAGTGGTATCTCCAGCAATCGCCTTGCTAAATAGCGTCTTGGCGATCTGGCCATTGGCTTTAGCTTTGCCTAGATCAAGCTCAGTGCGGTAATACTTACGTAGCGTTTTATCGTCTATCCCCACAAGAATTGCTATCTGTTCGTGAGGCAAGCCTAATCCGCTAGTACTTTCCACTAGCTTTTTATGCTCATCAGTTGGCACATGAGGCTCTTGAGGTATGACTGGCATTTTTATTAAGGGGAACTCGTTAATATTTAAGCATTTTCGGTTATTTTTGTCAAAATGGAGCGTATGGGTAGGTGTTGCACCTCCGCTGTGTCGAGGGAATCGACCATCGCCTGCTTCACACGCTTAGGATAAGGTTTTGCTAACTTTTGCACTTGTATCCTCATTATTTCGTCAAGTGGCATTAAGTATCTGTGTTTTCCAACTGTCTTGACTATTTTACATTCACTAGGTTTAATTGTCTTGCGTTGTTCTCCTTGTTGTATATTCCATCCTTTTTCGCTAACTTGACGAGAATGTAGACGTTTATTTTTATACCAGTATTCAACGCTTGGAGCTGTGTCTCCACAATAAATCCAATTACCAGCTTGATATACACCCCCATGATGTCCATATTGTGGATCTGCAAACGATACAACTAATCTTAAATTTGGACTATTTTTTTTCAAAAATATTAAAGCAAACTTAACTATTCTACTTACTGTGTTTTTGTGGTTTGTTAAAGCAATACGAGTTAACTCGCATCCTTCGTCTTGCTTTAGTCCATATGGAGTCATTAAATTAGATGATGCGCCCCTACTAAAAATGACTACGCCTATAAACTTTCCATTTTCCCATGCGCCTATTTTGACTAATGGTGGTACAGGAATTGATTTACTATAATGCCATGTTGTGCAAGCGTACTTAACAGCATCGTGACTAGCCCAATCAATTTTTAAATTAGGCTTGTCGTGCATCAAATTCTTTTCCACAATGAGGGCAAGCAATCCACTTTGGGTCAAGTTCGTCTAGTTTGCCTTGTTCATCTTCTGTCGCAGGCTCAAAGTTTGGTTCATCTAGCAATGTTTTCAATTCTTCAATATCAAATCCCAAAATGTCTAATGCAAAACCATCTGCCAAAAGCTCATTTAGTTCTATCGTTAATAGTTCATTATCCCATCCAGCATTTAAAGCTAATCTATTGTCAGCAATAATTAATGCTTTTTTCTGAGTTTCTGTTAAATGTGTTAACTCTATTACTGGAACTTCTGTTAGTTTGAGCTTTTTAGCGGCCAACAGTCTTCCATGACCAGCAATTATTCCTTTTGATTTATCCACCAAAATAGGATTAGTCCACCCAAATTCTTTAATACTAGATGCAATTTGTGCAATCTGTTCCTCAGAATGAGTGCGACTATTGTTGCAATAAGGAATTAAATCCTCAATTTTGTACTTCTGTACTTGCATCTGGTATTACTGGCTTAGGAGCTTGTGCTTGGGCTTCTGCAACCATTTTGTTCAATAGAGTCTGCATGTCCCTGATCTTGTGCTCTAGGCTTGCAATGATCAAGTTTAGTTCTTGGGTTTCATGGGTGAATTTAAACATTTACTTTTTTTCCTTTTTCTTTTGTGCTTCACGTTTTTCTGAGTATGCAATCGCTACACTTTGCTTTACAGGCTTGCCAGCTTTAACTTCAGTTGCTATGTTTTTTTTGAATGCTTCTGGTTTGGTTGATTTAATGAGTGGCATTTAATTCTCCATTACTGCACAAATGTCTGCTTCTTGGATGATCTGGTAGTCCTGACCATCAATCTTTTGTGTAGGCCAGTCTAAGTAGTCTCCATTGCCATATTTGATTAAATCACCAACTTGGCATTGGTCAACATCTGGACCTATTGCAACAATCACACCCTCGTTAAAGGGTTCTTTGTTGTCAATGTAAATAATATCAGAGATATTTCTGACGTGTGGCTTGACCACAACACGATCAAACAGAGGTTTTAGCATTTGGCCTACCTCTCTTTGGAGGCGTAACTACTGGTAATTCAATCAGTTTGCGACTCATGGTAGAAAAAACACCTGAATCACATGACTCAGGTGAAGTCTTGGCAACTGCCTCCAAGCTCTTTGCAAATTCACCACACCATTCGTTTTCATGCCTGTTTTGGTAAAGTGGAAATCTTCTACAACTTCCTAAATTACTGCCCATGAAATAAACGCATGTTTTACAATTGTTTTCAGCCATCGAGTGCCCTCTCACTTGTTGGTTAGAAAGCCCTTTAGTCCTACATGACTTTAGGGCTTTCGTTTTTACATGTCCTGAACGTGTGGAGTACGCTTGTGCTCATAAACATTGGCTTCTTTAGTGCCAGTGTTCATTTCACCCATACGTCCATCGTGATGACCCATGTGGCTTGCTTCACGCTCACCAATGCCATCCATTTTTCCCATGCCTACACCACCCTCGATTGGGCGGCGGCGCTCTCCGCTTGTGTCGCTAGACAATGCGCCTTTGGGGATTTTCTCGCCCGATGCGCCCGGCACAAACATTTCTCTATCTTCTTTGGGCACGCTAACTTTCTTTTGACCGGTGCGATCCAATGATTTAGCGCCCATCGGCAACTTTTCCATTTTGGGGTATCCCATGATTGATTCCTTTGTTTCTTTGCAAAAAACACTACACTTTGTAGTGCTTAAACTATATCACAAATTGAGTTTGTCAAGTGTTTTTTTCTTTCAACTTGGCTTGAATGGCTTTGGCAAAAGACTTGGCATCGACTCCATCCCAAGGGATTTCATCCTCATCCGTCAGTCCTACCCATGTGCGTTGTAGTGTGGTGTAGAGAGGAATCTTGGGTAGGTTTACTACTGTTGGTGTATCCCAACTCATGTATTTAGCCCATTCAAGTTTGCGTTGTTCAACATTGATGTAC